GAGGCCAGCAGTGGCGGAGGAAGGCCCGACACCAGGTAAGGCCGTAGATAATCGAGGGATTCAAAGGGTGGACACGGGTAAAATTCAATCTCTCGCAATTAGTTTTTGTAATGGGTGCGCGAGGTTTGGACAGCATCGAATTGCAGACCAGCAGCTTGAAACGGCGGCTATCCTGGTAACTAAAGGTGTTACGGCCACGCAGGTCATCGAGGCCACTACCCAATGCGGGAAGGAATGGCTGGCGGCGGGGCGGAATTTGCCGCTAACCTTAAAACAGGTGGCGGAATGGGCTGGTTTGGACTAATATACAATACTCAAACGTTCATTTAGGTTTTAAAATGGCCGAAAACCGCCGAAAATCAGGCCCCACCCCCTGGCCCCCCCACGCGCCCGTCTCTATGCGGGGGTCTCACACAAAATTTTAGGAACCTCCCCATGAGTCACCCGAAACCGAAGATCCACCTGGTCCCGCACACCGAGGATCCGATAGTCAATACGGTCATAGACCGGTTTATCGAGAGGTCTGCACACGGGATGGAGCGGTATGGGGTTTCGATGGCCGACAATCCCAAGGGTCTTTGTGCCTGGCTGGATGACGCCCAGGAGGAGGCGATGGATCTGATTCTTTATATTGAGAGGGCGAAGCTCAGTTTGGGGGCTGTTGGGGCTAAACTTGAAAAACTGGATAACGATGGCAAGTGACAAGCTCCTAGTCCGGAAAGCTCGGATTGCCCTGGAGGGTGATAATGACACCATCCGTGAAGCGGTTAAAAATGAATTAATGTGCCTGGCGGCTTCCGAATTAACCGATGTTTTGTTCTGGGATGAGGCGGGACGGGTAACTTTGACCAAGCCGGAGGATTTGAGTGTCAGGGTTCGCAAGGCGATTAAGAAAGTGAAGATAACCCCAGGCCGAAGCGGGACAACGGTAGAGGTTGAGATGCACGACAAGGTAGCTCCTTTGCGGTTACTGGCGAAACATACAGGGATGCTGGATGGCACAATGGAGCAAAACAAGCCAAGTATTATCGGGATTAATGTGAAGGGAGCGAAAGTGACGGATTATGAAGTCCTCGACGAACAAGAAGCTGAAATTCGCAGTTCTGCCCCCAGGGAAGAGTCTGCATTGGACAGCGGCGACTCTCCGGAGCCTGAGAGCGGAACATAATCTTTCCCAGCATCAGGTTGAACTGAAAACCGGTGTTAATGCGACGACGATAGGAGCTATTGAGCGTGGCGAATATATTGGGAATTTTGTAACTATCGAGAAATTGTTTCGGGGTTTTGACCTGGAGATCGAGGCTTTACCTTTAGAAGAGAATGTTTAATGGCTAGACGGCGCAGGGCGAAAGATCAACCATTCGGGAAAAAGGGGTTTCTGGGAGAATTTGACCTGGATTTTTCTGAATCGCCTACAGTTGCCAGGTTTCTTGAGGATAATTCTTTTGTGCGGGGCATTATGGGACCGGTGGGATCCGGTAAATCCTATGCCTGTTGTGCGGAAATCTTTCTTCGGGCTGTGCGTCAACCTCCCTCGTCCAAGGATAATATCCGTTATTCCCGATTTGCGGTGATCAGGAACTCTTATCCGGAACTGAGAACCACCACGATCAAGACCTGGGGCGAGATTTTTCCGGAGAATGAGTGGGGTCAGATGCGCTGGTCTCCGCCGATTACGCATCATATCCAGTTACCGGCAAGAGGCGATGCGGCAGGAATTGATTGCGAGGTTTTGTTCCTGGCTTTGGATCAGCCGAGGGATACCAGGCGGGTTTTGTCGCTTGAGTTGACGGGGGCTTTCGTTGATGAGGTCAGGGAGATTCCGAAAGCGATCATTGATGCTTTGACGAGTCGTGTAGGGCGGTATCCGGCGAAAGCTGATGGAGGTGCGGCCTGGCGTGGGGTATGGATGTGTTCGAACCCGATGGATGATGACCATTGGTATTATCGTCTGGCAGAGAAGGACCGTCCCGCGAAAGGTAAATATAAGTGGAAGTTTTTCCGCCAGCCTGGGGGTGTGGCGGTTGGGACAGCGGAACATGATAATGCGATTTTTTCAGCCGGAAAGCACTGGATCCAGAATCCATTAGCCGAAAATATCAATAATTTGCCGAAAGGCTATTACCAGCAGCAGTTGGCCGGAAAGAATCTGGATTGGATTCAGGCATATGCGGCGGGGGAATATACTTATGTCCAGGAAGGTCGGGCAGTCTGGGAGGAATATTCCGATAGTACGATGTCAACCGATGCAATGGAACTGGATTTTGGCTTACCGATTCATGTTGGTCTGGATTTTGGCTTGACACCGGCGGCGGTTTTCGGGCAACGCCATCCCGATGGTCGCTGGTATATCTTTCACGAACTGGTTACGGAGGATATGGGCCTGGAGCGGTTTGGTCAGATGTTGCTTTATGAACTCAATACCAGGTTTGACAAACTGGAGCCGATGATCTGGGGAGATCCGGCGGGACAGGCTCGGGATGTAATCTTCGAGGTAACGGCTTTTGATCACTTGAGAACCCTGGGATTAAACGCCAAACCCACAGCGTCTAATGATTTTCAAGTGCGTCGGGAAGCTGGAGCCGCACCCATGACAAGGCTGGTCAATGGAAAGCCTGGCTTACAGGTGCATGTCAGTTGCCATGATTTACGGAAAGCCCTGACCGGTGGCTATCATTTTAAGCGGGTATCGATCTCCGGAGGTCAGGAACGCTTTCGAGATGCGCCGAATAAAAATCAATCTTCGCATGTGGGTGATGCCTACGGTTATTTATGTTCCGGTGGCGGGGAACACAGGCGTCTGGTACGGGGTGCTCATCGCCCAGGGCAATTTACCAATACGACCGTTCAAGCGCCGATAGAGGCATTTCCTTGGTAAACTTTGATATTAGATTACCTCCAGGAACAAAGATTGTCCGGTTTTCTGCTGCCCATGTTTTGATTATGGATTTCGATCCCTGGCAGAAATCAGTTAATGAGGCTTGGTCTGATTTTTTTAAATGGGCGAAAATGGCGGAGGGGGTTGGTCCGAGCTATACCGTTTTGGATGATAGCCGTCCGGTGATGTGTTTTGGTGTGATTCGATTGTGGCCTGGTGTTGTTGAAGCCTGGATGTTGCGTGATGAGGGTGTCGATCAAAGAAAGATTTCCCTTGCCAGGGGTGCAAAACTGTTTTTTGACGACATTGGAATAAAATTGCAATTGAAACGATGTCAAATGACAGTTGATTGTAGGAATGTTCCAGCGCAAAAGTTTGCTAAATGGCTTAAATTTAAAGAGGAAGGTGTATTGAAATCATATGCACCGGACGGAGCAGACTTTTTAATGATGAGCAGGATATATAATGGGATTTCTTAAAACACCAAAGCCCCCTCCTCCTGATCCGGAAATTGCCAAATCGCAAAAACGTCAGGAAGAAATTTTGAAAAAGCAGGAATCTCGCACGAAAGCGCGGGAGAAAAGCGCAGCAGACCGAATTGCGGCAAGACGCAGAGCAAGGATAACCGGCGGTCAGCGTCTTTTGATGGGTGACAGGGATGATGCTATGGAAGGGCTTCAAGATACGCTTGGCGGTTACTGATGAAAAAACTACCCATTGATCAGGTTATCAAACGTGCTTCCATAGCTGATGACCGCAAGGAACAATGGCGTAACATTTTTGAGGAATGTTATGAATTTTCCATGCCTCAACGAAACTTGTATGGAGGGTATTATGAAGGTCGTGTCCCTGGTCAAAACAAAATGGACAGAGTTTTCGATTCGACTGCTATCAATTCTGTACAGAGGTTTGCTAACCGTCTCCAATCGAATCTATTTCCGCCTTATCGAAATTGGTGTCGATTAGAATCCGGTAATTCCATTCCTCCTGAACAACAGGAAAAACTGGGTCTTGCCCTGGATATGTACGGAGAAACGCTATTCAGTGTTATCCGGCAAACGAATTTTGACCTGGCAATGTCGGAATTTCTCCTTGACCTTTGTGTAGGGACCGGTGTGATGCTGATTCAGAGGGGAACAGATGATGTCCCTGTGACGTTTGAAGCGATCCCTCAATACCTGGTATCCCTGGAAGAGGGTCCACAAGGTCAGATTGATAATGTCTACCGGAAATTGCGTAAGAAAGCAGAGTCGATTCCGCAAGAATGGCCGGATCTTAAAGTCCATGATGATCTAACCCGTATTATCGAGGATAAACCAACCGAGGAAATTGATCTTCTGGAAGCCACTATTTATTTACCGGACTCTGGATATTGGTGTTATCACCTGATTTGGCCTGAGAAAAAATTTGAACTGGTTTATCGGGAACTCGATAGTTCTCCCTGGGTGGTTGCCAGGTATATGAAGGTCGCTGGAGAAATTTATGGTCGGGGGCCAATGGTTTCGGCATTACCCGATGTGAAAACGCTCAATACTTTGAAAAGAATGATTTTCCAAAATGCGTCCATTGCTGTCAGTGGAATGTACACTGCGGCTGATGACGGTGTTCTTAATATTCAAAACATAAAAATCGCGGGTGGGGCCATAATTCCGGTGGCGCGGAATGGTGGTCCTCAAGGTGAAAGTCTGAAACCATTAAAGGCTGCGGGTGATTTTAATGTTTCTCAACTGGTGGTGAACGACCTGGTTGTCAGTATCAAAAGGATGCTGATGGATGATACCTTACCACCGGACACCATGTCGGCGCGAAGCGCAACGGAAGTCTCGGCCAGGATGCGGGAACTTGCCTCTAATATGGGGGCGGCTTTCGGTCGCTTGATCACTGAGGCCATGATCCCGATTGTTTCCCGAATTTTATATGTGATGAACCAGGAGAACATGATTGATCTGCCACTGAAAATTGACGGGGAACAAGTTAAAATCGTTCCTGTATCGCCGTTAGCCCAGGCGCAGAACGCCGAGGAACTTGAAAGTGTTGTTCAGTTTATGCAAGTGGCACAGCAAATGGGTCCGGCGGGACAACTGGCAATTAACCAGGACAAGGCGATTATGTTTATTGCGGATCGTCTGGGAATCCCCAATCGAATTTTAAATTCAGAAGAGGAAAAGGCTGAAATTATGAAACAACTCGAAGATGCAGCCGCCCAAGCTGCCGAAGCTGAAGCTGCTGCTACTGCCCCTGAAGGGGAAGCCCCTCCTGAAGCTGAAGCAGTCGCATGAGTTGGGCAGATTTGCAGCCTAATCCGGTTCCAGCTCTGGATGCGGATCAAACAACTATCGATCTGGATAAACTTTATTTGCGTGTGTTTTCGACCAAGGACGGATCCCAGGTTTTAAAACATTTACGCGCAGTTACGATTGAGCAACCCACCTGGTATCCTGGCGAAGAGGCTTCTCATGGCTATGCCAGGGAAGGGCAAAACAGTTTAGTGCGTGAGATTGAAAGAAAAATAGAAAGGGCAAGGAATAATTAATGGCTGATGAAGAAACTAAGACCGTCGAAACCGAAAACCCAGAGGCCGGTGAAGATGAAAATCAAAGTTTATCGAGCATAGGAACAAAACCTGTTGAAGAGGAACAACCTGTCAGTTTGGAAGATGATGCCCCTCCACACCTGGCGGAAGATTCGGAACCTACACCAAAACCAGAATCAACAGAAAAACCGGATTGGGTTGAAGAAAAATTCTGGAAAGATGGCAAGCTGGATGGTGAGGGACTTCACAAATCCTATAATGAAGTTGTTAAAAAAATGTCGAGTGGTCGTCATAAAATGCCGAAGGATGGTAAATATGATGTTTCGGCTTTTGAGGGCTTGGATTCGGAAGATGAAATGCTGGCTGATTTTTTCGAATTGGCAAAGGAACAGGAACTCTCCCAGGATACTTTTGAAACACTGGTGAAATTTCACATGGAGACTATCGGAGAAATCGATGCGAAAATTAAATATCATCGTGACGAGGAAATTAAAAAACTAGGTCGCAATGCAGAGGGGATTATAAAATCAAATGATGCCTGGTTGGAAAAATTTGAAAAATCAGGTGTGATTACTACTCCCGAACTTGCCTCGATAGCTAATGCGTCTACCAATGCGCTCTTTATTTCCGCTCTTAATAAAATCCGCCGGTCTTATAACGAAGAAAATATCCCCAGTGGTAACGTGGTGAGTGTACCGGCTCGATCATTAGAAGAAATAACGGCACAAATGAGTGACCCCAAGTACGGCACGGACCCGATTTTCACCCAAAAGGTTGAGAAAGAAATGTATGCTTTTCATGGG